TGCCAACCATACTCTTGAACATTTTTATAAAACAAACATTTTTGATTTGCTCTTTTAGACACAAAACACTCATCAAAGTGAGTATGTATTCTTTTAAAGATAGAATTTGATTGACCAATATATTTTTGTCCGGTTAAAACATTAACAAACATATAAATACAATGTTTTGTAAAATCAATTTGTGGTAATTCTATTTTTTTATATTTTTCATACATAACTATTTATCCTGTAAAATAAGACAAATTTTTAATTACTTCTCCTACGACCGATCTGATAAATCCAACATCTTTTGATCTTAAAATAGTTTTAATTAGAGTTATAACTTGTCCAGCGGCTGCACCCGCATTTACATCCATGCTTGCCAATTCAGAAAAATTTAGATAATAAATATTTCTAATAAAGTTTGAAACAGCTTTTCTACGATTCTCTGTTTTTACTTTTGTTGCTAAAAACAAAATCACATCGGCTATGGCTTTACCTAAAATCAAAGGAGAATCAACAGCGGCTTCTTTTTTCGTGGTAATGATTTTATATTTTTTGGACATGACATGGAAAACATTTTCCATCACACCATCCATATTCAAATTTTTCAAATAAAATGCATCTGCTATCTTTTTATAGATAATCACAAAATCATTGATAAAAGAAAAATATTCTTTCTTTTTAGCTTCTCGCATAATCGCAGAATAAGAAAGTTCTTCCACATCCGATAAATCTATAGACTTTTGTTTATCTTCGACTTTATTTGAGTCTTTATGTTTGAAAAATTCAACTTGCTTGAGTCTATTTTTCGCCTGGGCACGGCTTGGATAAGTTCCCATATTCTTTCCTTTTTCAGAAACAACAAGATACTTATTATCTACCTTTCGAATATAAGATACCTTTGATAAAGTTGTAGGAGTATTAGCTTGGATATTCAATTCTTTTTTCATTTCAGAAAACATCTGATCCAAACCCGACAACTCTTTTGTTGGTGGCTCCGAAACTTTTGATTCTGAAATTGCTGTATTAGAACTAGAACTAGAATTAGAATTTTGTAAATCTGTTAAAGCTTTTTGATAAACAGACGAAGCCCTTACAACATCAAGTCTGTGTTTGATATCTCCATAGGTAATTTTACCCTTACCTTGATAATCAAAAGCTTTGTTGCCATCATAAATCTTTTGTTCATATGCCGCAGAAATATCTGCATAACCATTATAGTTTCCAATTTTAGGAATACTGCCGCGCGTCTTCATAAAATCTTCCGCAATTACAGCCCCATCATAACCAGCTTTAATTCCTGGTAATGAAAAAGCTGCGGGCACAAAATTACTTAAGTATAATTTAACTGGGTCTTTTATTTTACCCAACCACTTAAAATTCTGTTCAAAATATTTCTGCACCCAATCCAATTGTTCCGTGGCAGATAATTTCGAAAAATCCTTAGATGATCCAGAAAAACCCAAATCTTTTAATGTCGATGGCAATAATTGTGTAAGACCTACCGCTCCAATACTATTTACTTCATTCGCCTTTAAACCACTTTCACTTACAAAAATAAGCAACAGATCCTCAGGTTTTAAACCCAAGTTATCTGCAACCCTAATAAGTGCTTGATAAAAATGCTGTCCAAGTTCCGACATGAATTAATGCAATTTTATTTGGGAGGTGCTGGAGCTGGAGCGGGAGGTGCCGGTGGTGTTGGAGCCGACATAGCCGACATATCCGGCATACCACCACCCGGTGGGGGCTCTCCACTTCCCATTCCAGGAACTGCAAGAGTAGGTGCATCTACACCCTTCTTTTCTTTAATTTCAGAATCTTCTGTAAGAGCCCTAAGATCTGACATGTCATAAGTCTCCAAAATAGCCTGTTCCTTTTTCATCATGGCATTTTGGATCATCTCAGACCGCATATTCTTTTGCTCTTCATCATAATCTAAACCCAAGCTTCTATAAAGAACATGCAAAGACGCGCGCTTATTTGCACCCTCACCAGAAGTAAGCGTTACCAATTGCGAGATATAGTCATTGGTATCAAACAACGACATATGGTTCCACTCGATATCTGGAACTATCAAGCGCTTGCCCTCTCCACCTTTTCTCTCATAAAATCCCTGGATCTTAGAGATGGGGGCGAAGATCTTACGACGTAGCCACTTAGCCAATATATTTCTAAAAGTAGTATAACGCTGTTTCAAAACATCTAAAGTCACACCACCATTGGCATATGTAACATCAGCACCACCTTCGATAACTACCGATGGCACCATCATACCAATATAAAGCTCTTTAACTAATTGCGCATACTTTGCCGTAGTATCATAAATACCCGTACTCTTTGAAATTGTTTCAATGGTTACGCCATCATGCGTAAAAATACGGAAATTACGATCATAAGTTGCTTGCTCAAATGTTTGACGATATGCGTCTAATGATTCAGGGGTAGGCTTATGTTCTGTAGATCCGACCTTAACAACCATCATCGGATTAATAAGATCTTGGAATTGAACGAGTTCGGATTCACGAATCAAGTCCATAAGCATTAACTGTCTAAATACAGAAACAGTTAAACCTGTTCCACGAGTTTGTGTGATATCTAATTTTCTGGCAATATGCGAAAGATTGAATTCATCCATCGGGATTTCGCCACCCTTGCGAATCGCATTAATTACATGTGGTGGCAAAAGATCTCTTTGAACACGATCACTTGGTTTATTTGAATTTACGATCCTCTTTAAATTCTCATCAGGTTTAATTAAAATAGAGGGCTCGGGACCTACAGATTTCTTCACCACACAATAATCAGGATTCTGTAAAAAGATTCGATTCCAAGTCCCACGATTCGAATTAAAATCGGCGTAAGGAAAAGCTTCTCCTAAAAGCCAATACTCTTGCGCTATATCAATACAAATATTTAAAAGATCAATTTCTTCTGCCATTGCTTCAAAGAAATCTTGAACACGCTTATCATGACATTTAATATTTATTTTTGAAATAGGGTAAGTACGATGTAAGTCAATTGCATTTTGAATATAAGGATTAAAGGTAAAGTGTGCGCGAATCCAAGCATTAACTACGGCTCTGTCACGTGGCATCGACAGATTCTGGTTAAGCATAAGCGGAGTATAAATTTCAGGATTCATCTGTGCGGTATTTCCGGATCCAGTAAATCCACCACCACCTCTATCACCACCCATCATTTGAGCCGTCTTCGTAAGAGTCGATCCTAAAATAGGTGCAGAAGCATTTTTAAATCCACTCATTTCAGTTTCGAGCATTTCGCGTCGTTGAAGCGAGACACCCTTTAGTGCCTCATGCGAAAACGCAGAAACTTGATTTATATTGGTGAAATGGTAATCGACATTGGTTTGTGTTCCACCATTTTTCCACATATTTATTTGATCTTTAGTCGGCATTCTGTTCCTAATTATATATCAATATATCAATTCCACATCAAATTGTTATTAATATCTGTAATTAAATGGAATATAGCTCGCAATAACATTTGGCTCTGGTTTTGTAACGACTTCTTTTTGACGATAAGCATTCGGACTCATCTTCGTAAAACCTTCCGTTGCCATGTATTTGTAAGCGATATAGGCATTAAGCATTGCCGTAAATCCGTCAGTAGGTCCCTTTTTTACATAAATCTTATTTGCCAGACCATTCACAACAGTTGGTTTTAATTCAAGATTGCTGCAATGCTCCATTAGCCAATATATATGGTCATAGGTATATGGACCAATGGGAAATTTAACCATTCCCTTTTTAAGTTGTTGAATCATTTCGTCATAATAATAATCTTTATTGAATTGAATTTTAGGTGGCTTTGATCCATCTAAATATCTAATATTTTCATTGAGTTTACCTCTGGCTTCTGTGGTCATATATTTTGGACCATAAATATCAGACAACTCCCAAGATATATCATTTGAATAACCTATGTCACCTATACATAAATCCACGCTGTATTGGCGCATCAGGTATTCAATACGAGATTTTTTATATGCGGGGGTATTCTCTGTTAGTTTTTCAGCATAAGCAACAAAAAATAATCCAGGCTGCTCTTCAACTAAAATAACAATCGCAGTATAAGAAGACCCTTGACTGAATTTATCTGGATCGACTTGCTTCTCCACATCATTTAACAAACCGAAGTCAATACCCATAGCCACGAATTTTTCATGAGAAGGAATGCTTTTTACGAAATTACGATCTCTAATACCGCAATGTTCCATAATATCTTCAACTGTAATGGGAGAGCTATCCCCATCAAAGAATTCACCAAGGGTTTCGTTACGATAAGCCCGTTCGGTTTTTGTGGGATGATTCTCTGGTTTATTGTAAAGAATATCTTTTTTCTCAGCAATGGGCATATACAGCTGATTGATATGAAAACCTATAAACTTAATTTTATTTGGGTCATCGGATGGGTCCAAACCAAACCATTTTCCGCGAGCTTGCGCATCTCGTTTATCTTGTTCGAAACCGCAATGGGTGCATTTTACAATAAAACCATCAATCCAAACATTTTCCCATTCATCGCTACCGTATGTATAAAGAGGAAAATACTCTTTGCATTTTTCACAACCAAGATAATAATAATTTTGAGTGGAAGCATCCCAAAGCTTTTGGAAATTAGATCCTTTTTTCTTAGGCGTTCCAAAATAAATTTGAATGCCTTTTGTGGGTGCGCCCCATTGTGATTGATTGAGCATAGGTGTCGAAGCATCAACAGCCATTGCAGAAATATCTTGGAACTCATCATAGAATACTGCATCAGCAGTTTTACTACGTAATCTATCCCCAGTTAAACCGGTTGATTCAATCCACAAGTGATTGCCATTGGCAAACTGTTTAAAATAAATGGAGGAGTTATTTTTATCTAATTTAGTATGGATATAAGGAACCTTTTCACCATTTTTATTTCCGACATCAACGGGAATAGACCCCGCACACATAGGATTAAAAATAGTTTTTGAAAAAGATTCGGCGATACCTTTTGTAGGAAAGGCATGAACCACACGCATTGGTGCCCGATTTTTTCCAAAATTATCCATGAAGAAAAGATCGAGAGTGTTCGCCATTACAGTTCCACCTGTTTGACGACTTTTCAATAATATCAAGGGCAAGGCTGTTTTAGATAAAGCCATCACCCCGATATAGCGATAGATATCTGCAAAGGGTTTCCAAGCATGTTGTAAGCTAAATGGCTTGCCATTTATTGTTAATTTATTCTCTGCCCAATACACAGGATCAAAATTAAGAATCCCCTCCTGTATCTTGGAAAAACAGAGTTCGTCATCGATATTCATATTCTTAATACGAAAAAACCCGCTGTTTGCGGGTTTTCTCAGTTAGTTTTTCAACTACATCAATTTGTTTTATTGGGCTGTAACGCAGACAAAACATCATCATTTGCGGTTCGATCTTGATCATCCATCTCAGGATATTGAATCGAAATGTTTTGATCTTGAACAAGATTTTGAGAGTTTTGCTCGTTTTTTCGATATGCCTCTACAAATTGAACCAAAGCCGGGTCTTCAATAAAGTCCGAGATATTAATATCTTTCATTCCACGATTATCAATCATAACCTGTGCGGCTTTACCTAATTTATTTAGAATAGCCGGCACATCCGTATGTGGATTCGTCTTGATAAATTCAACAATCTTTTCTTTGAGTTCTGGAAATTTAACAAACAATTTAATATTGTTTGTAGAAACAGCCTGACCTTTTTTACTAAGTTCTTCACGCTTTAATTCGCTGAGTTTTGCAACGCCTGCTCGTTGTTGCATATCCTTAATCTTCTCAGAAATAGTGCTAAATTTTTGACGACGAGGATCAAGAATATTTAAAATACGATCCTGATTCGCTTTTCGTTCTTTAATAATAGACTCTGTGGAATATTTTTGTAAATTTGCTTGGTATTCTTTGGGATCAAATTTCATATTAGGCTCCGGGATACTGTGATTGGAAATCATACTTTCCATCTTCCAGGTCGACATCTTCACTTACCATATAACCACGATCGATAAGAGTAAGCGGGAAGCCCATTACCAAAAGCAATTCCTCTAACTCTGCCTGCTCACGATCATCAAGCTTCCACTTCTTAGATAATTCCGCAAAAACATTCTTCAAATCATGACCCGCAGAATTCGTAGCTTCAATACAAACTTTAGCTAAACGCATCAGCAATAACGGAACCACCGCCACAACGCCCGCATTAATCTTTTGTGTGCTTGCTTCTTTTGTAAACCCAGGAATATCAGCCGAAGCTGTCTTTGGAGTTTTCTCAAGATGTTCAATCAAAGTATCTAAAGACTTAATGCCACCATCAATCTTATGAATTAATTCATTGATTGCGGAATCATCAAGCTTACCCAAGATATCTGAAGTTACAGCTGAATGGAGTTCTGATACGAGCTTCTTGCAATAACTCTTTGCACGCTGACAACCCGTGACAGTATCACCTCTATGCGCTGGAACATGTAGAAATCGCTCATTTGCCCATGCCAAAAGCTTTTCATTATTTTGCGCATAAGGTTTCCAATCCCACTCATCCTTAGGCTGAACCACCTTTTCACCATCATCAGCTTTTTCTTTATCTTCTTTCTTCTCTGGCTTTTTTACATGCGGCGCACCAGGAACAAAGAATTCTTCGGCTGGGACTTCAGCATCTACATCATCTACAACAAAAGCGATTGTCTCAGAAATAGGTTCTGGTAAAGAAACTTCTGCACAACCCTCAAAATCAATATGGACATCAGATTCTGGCTGCCCAACTTCAAAAATAACGTCTTCGTCCATGTTTATTCCTATATTAACCCAAAAATATTAGTTTGGGCAGTTCACTCAGGTTTCGTAATTTGTTTTTATTGGTGAGTGCAACATCCTGCGATCGGTTTCGGGATTACTTGGATCCTGTTCCACATAATATTTATTTGTTTGGGGGACTTCACCCGCATCAGTAATAGCATCAATTCGATAGGGAGAATCTTCACCCGTGATTTCACCAATTAGTAAGTCGGCATAACCTTCTAAATCAGGATCGCCCTCTTCTTTACTATCTAAATTATAACTATAATTTGGTGTGGGGAATTTCTTACCATCTTCATCGGCTTGAGGTATAACATTTGTCTCGGTAGATATAGGGCTAACCAAATAACCATTTTCTACGGGAGCTTCAATATTTGGAACCTCAGGATTATCCATAAAAGATCTATCATATCCATCTATAAATGAAGGAAGTTGCGCATTTTTAATTTTATTTTGTCGTTGTTTGCGTTTCTTTTTAAAGAACTCGGTAATAGATTTAATTCTATCTAAGTTCATAAACACACCCTCACCATAATCATAATTTTGTCGAATGGGCGCGCTAGCTTTTAATAACTTGGATTTTTGAGCTTCCTGATAATAATGTTCGGTTTCTTTTGACATTGGTAAATAATCCCAAAGATTCATCAATGTCAAATATTTTTTTGTTTTTTCCGGGTCATGTTCAAAACAATAAACCAATTTTTCAATCACTGTCTTTTGAGCTGAAATATTTATTGTTTCAGGGTGTGCTTTTACATATTCAACAATTTTAGGATCAATCTCAAACCCAAGCTTTACGGCAGAATATATAGAACGAATCACTCTATTTTTACTATTTGTAAGAGTAATTTCGGGATCTAAAATAGTTCTAACCATTTTTTCATTAATATCTTTGACCCCACGATTTGTTAGGTCCACAATATTTTTCATATCCATGGTTAATAAAAGTGAGTTACATGTAAAATCTCTTGAATACAATTCTTTTTTCATAGGCGTAATATCTTTTACACCATAATTTTTAAGAACATAATCAATGTTTGGTATTACAAAATTCGATGAAAAATCAAGACTTATATTTTTGAAAAATATTGTTCGATGTAAATCATTTGATTGTTTTAGCTGCACATGAATTGTTTTTATTAATTCTTCATATGTTTTATCTGCAAGTTTATGAACATTGAGATCACCGGTTGTGATATCAATATCTTTAATTTGCTTTAGTTTTTTCATATAAAAATCACGAGCGACACCCCCACAAACATAAGGTGTGGAAATTTTCTCTTTGATTGAGACTTCTTCCATTTTATGTAATAGGTCTATAATTTTCATTTTGTGGGTGTGGTTGAAACTTCGGGAGCGGGTTGTTCGTCAATCACAACATCTTCTTCGGGTTTATCTGTGGGTTTATTTTGTTCAAGATCTTGTTTTTTATTTTCGAATTCTTTACGATCTTGTTTTCGTTTTTCATCTTTTTTGCGCTGATCTTCAAGTTGTGATTTGATTGCATCGGTTTCTGCATCCAACTTAACATCGTTATCACCCTCAAGATCCAGTTGCTTGGTATTGATAACACCTTTTAGATTAGATAAAATACTATCAATACGTGAGGAGATATAGTTATTTGCATCAAGGGATTTGTTTGTAGCTTCCGAAAGCTGTGGGAATAGCGAAGCCAAACCCTTAGCAGATAACATAAGATCTACCAAAGAGAGTTGTTTGGGAATTTCACGACGACGGTGAATTTGTGATAATTGTTCAAGTTTATTTACAATATCCTGAATACTAACGCCAGTCATTAAATTATCGATCATAGCATCAAACTTATTAGGATCTCCCTTATTAGTTTGATCGAGATTCCCCATATCCACATCATTATCATTAGATGGTGGTTTAACATCATCATTCGCTGGTGCCGGAACTTTTTCTGGAGCTGGTGGAACTGGTGGAGGCATTGCCGGAGCAGCCTGTGCAAAAGCAATGAGTTCACTAACATCTACATCTGCGAAATTATTTAGACTTGAATTAGAACTTGAATCTGTAATTTGATCTGGATTAAAATTAACTCCGAGATTTGTATCATCAATCTTTGCTACATCCGAATCATTTGTCTCACGCAATTTTTCAATTGCATCTTGTGGTTTTTCCGGATATTCAGGTTTCGTATTCTCTGGAGACGTTGGTTTTGGAGCTTCATTTGCTTTGGGTGCAACGGGAGCTTTAGGTGCAACGACTGCTTTAGGAGCAGCAACTGCCGCTGGAGCAACGGGAGCGGTGGCTGCAACTGGTGCCGTGACAGCTACGGGAGTTTTTGGAGTGGTATTAGGCTTAGGATCATCTGCGAGTTTTTGGAAATCATTTTCTAAAACCTCTCGAAACTGCATAGCTTCAATAAGGAAAGAAGATGCCGCTTTCTTAAACCCGTGATAATTAGAATTGTTAGCGGCTTGTAAAAACAAAGCTTCTAAAATAACGGGAGATGCCTTCTTGTGTAATTTATTGATTCTCTTTTTAAGATCAAATAAACGATCGATAAAGAATTCAAGTTCTTCACCAACAAATGTTTGTCCATCTTCAGATCTTAATATTTTCTCAATAGAATCTAAACGAGATACAAGCTTCTTCTTCTGCTCTTTTACAAGCTTTTTTCTCTCTTCTTCTTCCGCTTTCTTCAACTCGTTATTTTCTTCTTCTTCAATTTTTTTAGCAGAATTAATATCTTCTGGTAATGTATAAAAAGGATCTTTACGAATAGGAACGGACATTCCATCATCCGTGGTATAAAAAATACTTTGAGCAAATTTATATTTTAGATGCTCATTGGATTTGTAAAACTTAAACCAGGAACTAAACTTAACTCTCTCGTTTTTATCCATGGCAGCAGTAAGAGCATCAAAAGCTTTATTAAAAGGATAAGAGTAATTGCGCATAAGCGAAGTAATGCCGCGCGCCACATTAACCCATTTCTCAACATCGAATGGTTTTGCAACCTCACGATCCTCTTTAATAGGAAATGCTTCTTTTGTTATTTCAGGAATATTTTCAGACATCATCGCCTTTAAGCTTCTAATCGTTTTTGAGCTTCCACACCAATTACAGTTGCTTCTGAAGATAATTCTGTATTATTAGCCGATTTAATATACTCTAATTTTAACCTGGATAAAGACTCATTTAATTTCTGCATAATCTCCATACCAATCGCCACATCAAAACTTGAAATAACTTCTTGTATCGCCTGCTGAAAAATAAGCGCCTGTTTATCAATAATTTCAAATGATACGTTATGCTGAATCACCTGATCAGGTTTTGCATCCACAACCTTCGTATGCTTATCAATAAAAGCACCCAAACGATCAATCGTTCCTAACAAAATCATATTATCTTTGTAATCAATATAGTTAGGACTTTCCGTTATCTTGTCATAAATTCTTTCTACGTTCGCATTTAAAGCCACAACCATAGTCTTAATATATGTCTTCATATCAAGTTCTTGAGATGCCGTCTCAATCATAAGCTGTTGATATGTTTTATTTTTTCTAACAGATAATTCTACGGCTTGACTAAGTTCTTCCGTAGTTGGTTTTTCCGGCGAAGATTCCATTACCTTTTTTGTTTTGGCAAGATCATCTTTAAATATTTGATAAAAATCAAGGTAAAATTCTTTAAATGATTTCAAAGAAGCTTTTGAAATAAGCAGATCTTTTTGATCAGAATATTTTGCAAGTAACCACTCACTTACAATATCAGCCGGTATGTTCGAACATAACTTAGATATAATCTCATCCCAATCTGGATGGGCAAGCATCTTCGTTAGCAACATCTTACTTAGAGGTGGTTTTGTCATGACTTATTCATATGCAGGTTGTTTTAGTTTTATCGTCCAATATCTTAACAGCATTAGTTCATAAAGGCGTAAACGTTCATCTTTTGTAAGTGGTTTTGCTTTCATAGGCTTTGGTTTACGATAAACATAAGCTGTTTTCTTACCAGTTTCTCGAACCAACATAATACCACAATGTGCAGGAATTAATGTTTCAAAATCTTTTTTCATAGACTCTGGACCAGCATACCACAAAAATTTTATTCGTTTATCAAAATGATGATGCGGTTTTAAAAAATCTCTTTTAAGGTCTGCAACCGAAATCTTTATCTCGATTTCATGAACATAGCCGTTTTTACTCAGCGCCAAAATATCAAGTTCATGGTTAAATGAAAGCCCATAACTTACATTAGGCACAACCACATACCTACCTTTATAGCCACAAACAAGGAAGCGGTTGCTAACTAATGCTTTTTCAACTTCCTTAGTATTCAATCAAGCCTTAAATCTTAGTAGGTTTATCCCAAGCCGGAATCTCGAAAGTCGTATATTGATTTTGATTTGCGACAGATCCACCTGGAACTTTTTCACCGGAGGCTACCGAGAACCCAGTATTAAAATCAAAGATTTTTTGGTCCATAGTGCATTGCCAAACCCCGTCACTTACCCGACGAACTAAAGCTCCAGCATGTTCAGGACACGTTCGCGCTTCTCTCGCATATTGCATAGGTGAAACCGCCTTAGGAGCTTCAACTACCTTAGATTCTTTAATTCGCTTTTCGGCTTTGTCTGTACGATTAATTTTCTTCAACTGATCTGTAACCGAAATCTCTTTACGGTTTAGACGAAATTTCTCTCGTAATTCCATATACTTTTGCGCAGAAGCTTGTTTTGCACGGTCTAATGCGTGGGGATCCGCAGCAATTGTCATAAGCAATTCATCTAATACAGAAGCTCGCTTTAACATATCCTCATCACCATCTTGCTCGAAAGATGCCGAGATTGATGCCAAGTCCTCGAATGCTTCCATAAAGAAATCACTACCTGCAATATCCTGAGCTTGCTTTAATAATGTAGCGGCTCCCACAAGCAATGACGCAACGTGCTGAAGTTTCTGGTCATCATTTTCTACTTGAATAAGAAGTTCATTTTCAGGACTTTCTAATTCGCTGATAACATCTTTAATGTCCATTATTTTCCTTGGCTTCGACGATAAAGAGGACGACAAGCCCCATTTTCATCTACGTAAGTTTTGTGAACGGGTAGGTTTGTATGCGAACAAATTGGATGTATCGAAGACGCATTTCGAATAATCTTTTTACACTTAGGAGCCTTATCAGGCACTAAGGCATTTTTGAATGTATGTGTTGCCGCAACATAAAGTTCCGGATATTTTTCACGAATAACATTCAAACCATCTTCGGCAATATCCAACTCACCATTACGTGTTGCACTTGCAATGATTTGCATTACTTGTTCAGCAGTCTCAGCATACATCGGAGAGTGAATGGCTTGCGCTGTAGAGTCCATACCAATAGCCGCTACATGATCAAATGAATCATTAGAAAACGCATATTTCGTGTTATCGAAAATGAAATAAGGTTCTAACTCAACCTGATCCGCAATCTTTGCCACCATCTTAATCGCAGCTTTTGAAGCAAGGGCAACATCAAAAGTAATACCCTTTGCATCATGTTGATCAATCTTAATTGAATAAGGATGTTGACCTATAACTGTTAGTTCATGATGAATAGCTTTTTGAGCTTCTAAAATCTTCTGCTTGCCAAACTTATATTCGGCTTGACCAGACTTCGATGAAAGTTTTTCTGCGAAAGTATCTTGCTCTGCAAATTTTGGAACCGGTAGGAAACGCTCTTTAGGAAAGAAGCTTCGACCAGACTTATCCAAATAAGTATCTGTTGAATAATAAGAGGGAGTCTCCGCCTTTGCCTTCTTATCAATAAAGAACATTTCAATACTCGAAACCTTCTTATCCTTGGCTTGACTCTTACTCGTAATCGCTGACAAAATCAACTTACCGGTATACTTTGCCGGTTTACCTACAGATTTCTTGATTGCAGAAAGTAATGTTTTCTTTGTAAGGTCTTGAACGCCTTCGCTATCCACGAATTGATTCAAACAAATACATTCGCTATTTTCTAAGACTTCTACAGGAACATAAAGAAAGGATTTGCCTTTGGGGGTATTGAATTCAACGCGAGTTACTATAATGTCCTTATTACCAGCATCAACAAAAGCTTTGAATTTTGTATCTGGAATAACTTCTGCAAAGCAAGCCTCTACACAACTAATTGCATTAGCTTCTTGTTTCTTTGTATAACCAGCATATTCTTTTTTACCATCAAGCATTCGTTCTAATGCAGAAACCAAAAGATTATTTGGTTTATATGGAGCTGGAGCTTTTTCTTTTTCTGAAATTTCTTTCTTAGTCTTTTCGGCTTTTGCTGCGGCTTCGGCTAAAAGATCAGATTGATCTTTAATTCCAAGTTCTGTTTTGAACGCAGAGGCAAACTTATTATTTTGAGTTTGAAACTTCTCATATAGATAAGTAAGTTCCTGCTTTGAAATAAGTTCTTGACGCTTTTGCATGCTTCCAAGCACGCGTGCAATACCAGAAGCAGTCGAATCTTCGGGATGTGCTAAAGCCAAATCACTGGCTTTCTTAGCTAATTGAGAGGTAACATAATCTTTGTTAGCCATTACCGGGGCGAATTGAGAAGCGAGTTTTGTAAGCTGCGAATAATATTTCATCATAATCCCTAATTAAATGCTAAATTTTGCTTTCTTCTCAGCCAACTTCAACAGTTTTTGTGCAAACGTTCCATCTCTTGCTAACTTACCTGGAAGATAAGTTGGCACAAGATAAAGCTCATTTGTTGGAATTCCGATTTCGCTTGCTCCAAAACGAGCAACAAATTTATCATTACAATAAACATCGAAATGATCATCTGCGACCGTTACCTTCCAAGGGTTGATCGCAGAAGCTGTTTTCGTTGCCGCTACATCATAAAGAGCAACAATGTAATCACCATCATCCGAAGATTGCACTTCCCATAAGTGAGAGGCGTCATCATCATCTTTGAACTTTACGACATCAAAGCCAACTTTTACAATTTGTCCAGCAACATCATTTAAACGATAGCTTTTCTTAAAAAGTGTATCATGATAAGTTTGAGCACTAAAAGAAGCCAGCTTTTTCATCCATTATCCTAATTTTAAAATATCTGAATTAATATCAAAATAGTCAGAATCTACCACTTCTCTTCTTCAAGTCTGCGGATATCTCTTAATATTTTACTGATCTTTGGATCTTCTTCTGCCAATTTCTGAATCTTTTTAATGCTACCACCATAACTCTTTTTACCCTTTCGATAATCCACATTCCCATTTAAACTTTTTGTAACCGAAGATTGATTCACAGATAATGCCTTAGCAATTTCCATCTGTGTCATATTTTCTTTGGCGTATAATTTAATAACACGCTTTTGACGATCGGTAAGCTTATCTACCAACTTCCACAATCGCACAATAAGTTTTTCTCTTAAATCCAAAAGCTTTTCATCATTATGATTGTCCCAAGGATTCAATTTCGAATATAAGGAGTCTTCATTAGAAAAATGATCTAACATTTCATGAGAATGCGCTGTCTCCAAAATAATATGTTGATACTTCTCCGAACGATTCTTTCTCTTTTCAATAACAATCTTCTTTTCAAGCATTTTTCTCCAGGAATGTTAGGAACGAAAACTATATATCAGACTTTATTAATTTTGAGGTTTTACATAAACCTCATCTGATATTATTCCTGGAAAAAATATAATTCTTAGACACCTATCGTTATTTGCTTGTTACCAAAGACAATTTCAGGTTCGATTTTATTTATTGTATTTAAAAACCCTGGAATCTCCGATGCATAACATTTGGGCACATATAAAGCATCATGCAGATAAAAAGCAACGATTGCAGGCAACTCCCCCGAATTCATTTTCTCAAAAACCTTTGAAATCACGCAAAATTCTTGAGACTGCATTAAACTGGCAAATATAGTTCGGGTATGATCTTTTCCTCGTATAAACTCAACAGTACGATAAGGACTAAGATCGACCATCCTTTTATTAGGGAAAAGATAAGATTCTGCAGAAAATAATTCACTAAGTTGGCGATCTCTTTTTTTAAGAATCTCCATAATCATAGGTTCTTTAAAAAAGAAGTCCACAAAATCTAATCGTTTTCCAGATCTTGCC